GGCGGGAGAAGGACTACTTTCCCCGCCTCGCCACCGTCCTCACCGCGTACACGAACGTCGCCACGTCGGTCGTCCTGAACGCCGGTCACGGCAACCGTGTCCGCAAGGGGGACGTTCTTCGCAACATGGCCGGGGGCGACGCTTTCTACGTCACCTCCGTCTCGGGCGACACGCTCACCGTCGTCCGCAACATCGGCGTCAAGGCAGGGCAGGCGGGCAACATCGGCGACACGCTGCTGATCGCGTCCAACGCCTCCCCGCAGGGCGCCGACTTCCCCGACACGCTCGTGCTGACGGGGGTGCTGGGCTACAACTACACCCAGATCTTCCGCCACGGCGCGACCTTCTCGCGCACGGCACGGGCGGTGGACTACTACGGCCAGTCGGAGCCGGATCAGGAGTCGGCGCTGAAGGGCGTCGAGCAGAAGCGGGCGATCGAGTACTCCGGCTTCTGGGGTGCCCGCGACCTGAAGACGGACCCGAACACGGGCGAGCCGGTCGGCTTCGCCGGAGGCCTGTCCGAGTTCATCGTCACGAACCGGCTCGACTCCGCAGGGCCGATCACGGTGGACGCGCTGGACACTTTCCTCCGCGCCTCCCTCCAGCACGCCTCGGACAACGTGGTCATCTTCACGGCGCCGCTGCCCGCGCAGGAGATCAGCAAGTTCAACCGTGGAGGCCAGGGCACTGCTTGGCGTGCCGAGCCGCAGAACGTCGCGGGCCTGAAGGTGGACGCCTTCATGTCCGGCGTCTACGGCACGGAGATCGGGATCGTGGTCAAGAAGGACTGGAACGACTTCCCGACCACGCTCAAGCAGTACGGCGGCTGGCTGTTCGTCGTGGACATGAGCCGGGTCATGTACCGGAACCTGTCCGGCGCCTCGCCGCGGCTTCTGACCAACCGCCAGCTTCCCGGCGGGGATCGTGTCAGCGAGGAGTGGCTGACCGAATGCACGTGGGAGATCCGCAACGAGGCAAGCCACGGGATCATCTTCGGAATCACCTGATCGAAGTTCGGGGCGGTGGCCGAGCCGCATGTCACCGCCCCGACCACCAAAGGAGAACCATGCGTTTTGTCAGCCACATCGCCCGCTTCAAGATCTCGATCATTCCCGAGCGGGCGCACTTCTCCAACTTCGGTGACCGGATCATCGACCAGGAGGGGTTCATGGCCCACTTCAACCAGAACGAGGTCACCGACGCCGATGTCTCCTTCGTGGAGCGGACGTTCGCCCTGCACGGCAAGCAGACGCTTCAGGACGAGGTGACGCCCGTGCCGACGATCGAGCGGGTCTCGGTCTTCGACACGACTGAGGAGGCGGTGCGGAACCACTGGCGCGGTCGCGTACACGTGGACGCGCGCGGCGAGGAGTGGGACTTCCAGGACTACGTCGAGAGGCGGCTGCTGGACGAGTCGCAGGGCCACGACGACTTCCGCCTTCACGAGGCTGCGAAGGAGCCGCCGCCCTGGCCGCGCTACATGGACTTCCAGGGCACCCTCGACCAGCTGTTCGCCAAGATCGAGGAGGACGGCCACGACTACCGTCAGGTGCTCGCGTTCGAACGCCAGAACGCTCGCCGCCCGGTGCTGATCGAAGCGCTGGAGGCGAAGATCTCGGAGCAGGACGCGCTCCTGGTCGGCGCGGAGATCGTGCCCGCGTGAGCGAGCGCTGGAAGAAGCCAGCCACGATCCTCGACTGTGTCGAAGGCGACACGCTTGTCTCGATGCCTTCGGGCGACCTGATGATCCAGGCGAACATCGCGGTGGACGAGGAGACGATCGTGCGGATGAAGCAGGGCTACATCTGCATGAACTGCCTGGAGCCGCAGGAGCGGCCCTTCCCGCAGATGTGCAGCCTCTGCCGCTACACGATGCGCGAGCGGCAGTTGCTCGACCTGGCGAACAAGTACGGCTCGCTGAAGGAGGTCCACATCGGCTCGCGGGTCAAGCTCGCCGACGAGGTGGAGCGGATGCGCGAGATGGACGCCTACGAGGAGCGCACCGGGGTCATCCTCCCTCCCTCCGTCAAGTTCCCGACCGAGACGATCCGTGGCGACTAGCTTCACCCCTACCCCTCCGGACAACATCGTCCGCACCCATCAGCGGGTCTGGTCGGAGGTGAAGCAGGAGGCTCTGACCTGGAGCGACGTGAAGGTGAAATGGGGCCTCTGGTCGATCGTCCTCAGCGACACCGGATCGGGCCTGGTCGGTGTCGCCCCGGACGACATCACCCTGGTGGCGGCGTGAATCGCGGCCAGATGAAGACGCGCGTCTCGCGCATCCTCGGCGTCGCGCTCGGCACAGACGACGACCAGCTAGACGAGACCGCGCTGATGGAGGAGTTGGCGAACGAGGCAGTGCAGGACCTGCTCGCGCGCACCAGGATCAACATCCGCTCGGCCGTGGCGCAGCTGACCGGCGGCGAGGACGAGTACGAGATCGATGAGACGGTGCTCCGCTTCCACGGCGTCAGACGGAACGGCAACCTGCTGACCGAGATGGCGCGCGAGGAGCTTCTCCCTGACGGCGTCTGCTTCCCCGGCCACAACAGAGTCAAGTTCGGCTCCCCGATCGCAGGCGCGGGGGAGGAGATCGAGTTCTGGTACACGCCCCTCCCGACTCCGATGATGAACGACGACGACGATCCCTCCCTGCCGCAGTTCGGGCACATCCCCGCCGTCTTTCACCGGGCGATCCTCAACTACATCTGCTGGCACATGGCGGATGCGGAAGGAGACGCCGGAGCGGGGCGCGGCGAGCGCTACCGCGTCCTCTACGAGGGCAAGCTCGGTACCGGGGATCCTGGATCCAACCTGGCCCAGATCAGGACGAAGGCGAGCCTGCGGGGCGGGGCGGTGCTGGTCAGGCGCCGCCGCGAGGTTCTCGCCTCCGACACCGACCCTTCCTACTGGATGGGCTGATGGCCGACCTCGTCCCTCTGCTGACCGACATCAGGGGCGTCTACTCGGACATCGGCCGCGACAGGCTCCCGCCGGGATCGGTCTGGGAGTTGGTCGATTGGGTGCCGGTCACCGCCCAGGCCGGTGCCCGTCAGAGGGGCGCGTGGGTCTATCAGTCACCGGCCCTCCCCTCACGGCCCGACGGCATGATCTACGCGCCCTACCTTCGCGGCCCGAAGCTGCTGGTGGCGAACGCGGCGACCCTGAGCGAAGTCCCCGTGGACGCGAACGGGGCGAAGACGGTCGGCGCGATCCCGGCGACCTTGCAGAACCCGGTCTTCCATCGCAACAGAGTGATCGTCCCTGCTGCCGACGGGGTGACGGTCGCCAAGTACGTCGTCTGGGACGGGACGCAGTACGTCTTCACTGACGGGCCTGCGATCAACTCCCCGAACGGGGCCTACGGCCGCTATGCGACCGTCTGGAAGGACAGGCTTGTCCTGGCGAACACGGTCGCTCAGCCGCAGCAAGTCGCCTTTTCCAAGCCCGGGCAGCCTGATCAGCCCTGGGACATCGACTCGATCTTCAACACCAACTATCCGGTCACCGGCCTGGCGGCGCAGCGCACCCAGGTGCTCGCTTTCCACGACTCCTCGGTCGAGCGTTTGCGTGGCACGACCCCTCCCGACTCCGCTGCCAGTCCCGACCTGGTGACCGGCGACATGAACCAGGACGTCCTCTTCGACCGCGCGGGCTGCTACGACGCGCGCTCGATCGCGCCCTGGAACGACAACGTTCTCTTCTGCGACTCGCGCGGGATCTTCCTCACCGACGGCGCGCTGGTGAAGAACCTCGCCTACCAGGCCGGGATCCAGAACCTCTGGCACCAGACCTTCCAGCGCGGCCTCCCGGACACGATCTCCGGCGCTGTCCACCGCGACTACTACGTGGTCACGGTTCGCCAGCCTCCGCTCAAGCCGGTCACGTTCGTGATCGACCTTCAGCAGCGGCGCGCGTTCACCTTCGGGAACATCGACTCGACCTGCTTCGCTTTCTCAATCGGCAGTGCGGAGAAGCTGTTCGGCACCCACGCGATCACCAAGCAGGTAACGGACATGACGAACGTCTTCGACCCGGACGTCTCCAAGCTCCAGATCGACGGGAACGGAGATGCGGTGCTGCCGGTGATCGCCACCGGCTGGAGCCGGTTGACGAAGAAGCCGGGCTTCAAGCGGATTATCGACATGCACCTCTCCTACGTCGCCGACCGCGACGACGACGTGGAGGTGATCCAGGCCGACTATGTCCCCACACCGATCTCCCCCGACCGCAACCTCGGCCAGTTCCACACCACCGCCGTCGATCCGGACAAGTACGCGCGCCGGAAGATGTACGTCCGCCGCCGGATGGAGGGTTTCGCGGTCAGGCTGACGCAGCTGCTGCCGACACGCGACACGCGCCTGTACGACATCTCCCTGCGCGCCTTCCCGGAGGAGGCTTCGAAGACGTGAGCGTCGTCACCTACGACGAGGCCCCGACCCCCCTCACCGATCGTGAGCGGAACAGCCTGCACCGGATGTTCTCCGACTACATGGAGGTGCCGGGCGAGTGGAAGACCGCGCTCCGTAAAGACCTTGAAGCCGACCCGCCGATCCTTGGCAGGATGGCGCTCGGCAACGCCACTGGCCCGGTCGGCCCTCCCGGCCCGACAGGCCCGCAGGGGCCACCGGGACCCACGGGAGCAACGGGTCCGACCGGGCCAGCAGGAGCGACCGGCGCACAAGGCCCTCCGGGTCCGGCGGGCGTGATGGCCGTCTACGAACAGGCGGCGGAGCCGATCGGTGCGCCGCTGGGCGCGATCTGGATCACCTCCGACCCGCCGCCGGTCGCCGTCGGCGCAGCGCCGCTCGTCTGGGGTGACCTGGTTTGACCGTGATCGACCCGCCGCGCGCGATCCGCCTCAAGACCTCGACGGGCTGGGCCGACCTGGCGATCGAGGGGCCGCCGGGCGCGCAGGGGCCTCAGGGCGCTCAGGGCGCGCAGGGGCCTGCCGGTTCGACGGGAGCGCAGGGACCGAAGGGCGACACGGGAGCGACCGGGGCGACCGGCCCGCAAGGACCAACCGGCGCCACAGGCCCCGGCGGTGCGACCGGCCCGGCTGGCCCCGGCGTTGTTGCTGGTGGGGCGCAGTACCAGCCGCTGATCAAAGCTTCCGCGACCGACTACGCAACCCAGTGGGCAGCCGGAATCCTGCTCGGCAGCCCCGCGAACGGTCTGACCCTGGGCGGCGACACCAACTTGTATCGAGGCGCGGCGGGCCAGTTGAACACGGACGGCGGCCTGGCCGTCAGCGGTCAGTTCTGGGCCGGGTACAACTCTGGCGCCTGGTCAACAATCGTCGCCCCGGACGGGTTCCTGTACCAGCAGATCGGCGTGCGTTTCGGCAACCCGTGGGAGTTCTCGCTCTGGCGTGCCGCGGCGAACTTCCTCAAGCTGACCGACGCGGTGTTCGGCGTCCAGCCAGCCGGGGCGCCGAACGTCCTGACCGGGATCGGATTCGACGTCGCCTCAGCAGCCTCGCCGCAGACGTATAGCTCGATGGCATACGACGCGACAAACAACCGGCTGGTGATCGCCTCGCTCTCGGGAGGTGTCGCTTGGCGGCCTATCCAGCTTGGGCGCGGCGGCGTCTACGCCTACGTCAACGGACTCCAGCTAGGCACCGGTGACGCGAACTACGACACCAACCTCTACCGCTCGGCTGCCAATCAGTTGAAGACGGACGGTGGTTTCACGGCGAGCGTGATCGCGTCCGGTGGTCAGATCACCGCAGCCGGACGTATGTTCTGCAACGACGGGATCTGGCTCGACGGCGGCGCGGGCAAGTTCGTCGGCGGCGGCAGCCACGCGGCGGACGCGATCTCGCTCTACATCAGCGCGTGGGTGTACGACTTCCACGGCGACGGCCTCTTCGAGATGTTCCCGGCCACGTCGAGGATCACGATGGGCGGCGACAGTTGGATCTACCGCCAGGGCGCCAAGAGCTTCCAGTGCAACTCGACCTGGCAGTACGTCTACGCGGACCCGACCACGACCTCGCTGATGACGAGCGTGTCCGGTGACGCGCAGGTCCGGTGGTACGTGCGCGCAGACGGCTACATGTTCTGGGGTCCAGGCAACGCAGGAGCGGACGTTGCACTCGCGCGGACCGCGGCCGGTGTGCTGTCCGTCACTGCCGGAGTGTTCGACGCGCAAGGCGGACTGAGCGACGCGACCTACCGACCCAGCCTACAAGCGGTTGGCCCCGCGCCCTCGGGGGGCGACCTCAACAACGCGCTCAACAACGGCTGGTACTCAATTTCACCCGGTTACGCGAACGCGCCCGTCAACGACTACGGCGCGCTGATGGTGGCGAACATCACCTACACCGCCGCGAACCGGCAGACGTTCTGGCGTCACGCCTCGGACGAGAAGTACGAGCGCTACAACAACGGCGGCACCTGGTCGGCGTGGTGGAAGACCTGGCCGGTCAGCGCCGGTGGGAGCACGAACCCGCCCGCGACCGGCGGGACACCGCCCGCTGCCCCGGCGAACGGCGACCGCTGGCTGATGTGGATCGGCGCCGGGATCACCTGGGAGTTCATCTACCGGCCCGACCTCGACGCGAGCTACCCGTGGTGCTTCATCGGCGGCCCGCCTATGGTCTCCGACCCGGGCGGCTCGATCGGAGGGGCGGGCGGCACCGTCTACGGCCCGGCCGTCTCGATCCCCCGGGCGGGCATCTACATCCACGACGTCACCTGCTATTACGTCAACGCCTTCGGCGGCACCGCCCCGACGATCGGCGCGCACAACTCGTCGGCCGGAGACGTGTGGGTCGCGCTCGACCTGAACGCGAACGACCGGCAGGTGCCGTTGGCCGGACGGGCGACGATGACCTGCCCGCAAGGCTCGACCAGTAACGTCGCCTTCTCGACGGGTGGCAGCAACACGCTCTACAACCCGAAGCTGAGCCTGATCCCGCTCAGAGTTGCGAACTAGGAGGCCCATGCTGACCACACCCAAATACGGCCTCCGCTACCCGGAGTTGACGGACACGGCGGACGCGAACCTCGACTTCAAGAACCTCGCCACGGACGTGGAGGGCGCAGGCCCGATGGCCTGGGCCACCCCGCCCGACCTGCACGTCCCCGGCAACATCTACGCCGGGAACAACATCACCTTCGGGGCGTCGATCGACAACACCGCCTACCTGTACCGGCGGGCGCAGAACGTGGTCGGGGTGATCGGCGGCTACGCGGCGGACGGCGCGAGCGGGGCCTGGGGCTTCTGGGCCTACGACGGGCAGACGTACCCGCGCGCCTTCCTCCGCAACGACGGGCAGCTTCTGTTCGGCTCGGGCGGCACCGGCCTGGACACGGCCCTCTACCGCCAGTCGGCAGGCGTCCTGAAGACGAACGGCCAGATCGACGCCTCGGGCGGCTTCTTCGTCAACGGGACTCCCGTGACCGGCGGCGGTGGCGGCGGCAACTACCAGGGGATGCAGGACGAGGGCGTCACGTTGACTGCGCGCCCGACGATGAACTTCGTCGGCGCGGGCGTCACCGCCACCGACGACGCCGCCAACTCACGCACGGTGGTCACGATCCCCGGCGGAGGAGGGGGCGGAGGGAACACCACCTGGGGCGCGACCCCACCGGCCAGTCCGACGCTCTGCGACCGCTGGGTGACGAACTTCGGGACGCTCTCCTACCAGATGGAGTTCGTCTACCGGCCGGATCTCGACTCCACCTACCCCTGGATGTTCGTCGGCGGGCCTCCGCTCGTCAGTGATCCTGGAGGCGCGCTCGGGGGCGCAGGGGGCACCGTCTACGGGCCTGACCTGATCATCCCTCGCTCGGGCATCTGGATGCACGATGTCGGCTGCTACTACATCAACTGCTTCGCCAGCACGTATGCCCAGATCGGCGTTCACAGTTCTTCCGTCGGCGACATCTTCGTCGGCCGCGACGCGGGCTACGGGGACAGGCACACGCAGCTTCAGGGGTCAAAGGCTCTGACCGTCGGCGCGGGGTCGAACAGCAACCTGATCTTCGACGCGAACGGTAGCAACACTCTCTTCAGCCCCTACCTGCGGGCCTGGCCCGTCAGAATCGCCTGATGAGCGATCCGATGCAAGACCTCGCGCAGCAAGTCCAGTGGCTCCAGAACGAGCTTCAGGACGCACACCTGGTCATCGGCCAGCAGCACGTCCAGATTCTCAAGCTCCAGCAGGCCCTTCAGCAGCGGCAATCACAGGAGGTAGCAAGTGTCGCCAGTGGTAACGGAAACGACGACAACGATCAGTTGCGACAACCCAGCGTGCCCCGGAAACGAACTCGATCCCGCTGACCGCACCGGCTGGACGTTCGTGACCACCGAGGTGTACGGCCAGCCGACGGAGCAGCACGTCTACTGCTGTCCGACGTGCGCGGGCACGATCTCCGACGTGCTGGAGACGCCAGCCTAGATGGCCCCCTCCTGGCTCCCCTCCTGGATGATCCCGCCGATGCCGCCGGGCGGCAGCGTCAGCCAGGAGTACGGGACGGTCCCGGACGTCAGCGCGGCGGTGCCCTGGAACTTCACCCTGCCGAAGCTGGCGGATCCGGCGGGCCTCCAGCCGGGAGAAACGGGCCACTGGGAGTACCCGGACTATTCGGCCCTGCTCCAGGGCGATCCGGGCTACATCAACGCGAACGCGGCGGCGGTGGCGGATGCTTCTTCTGCTGCGCGCCAGCGCGCAAATCTTGCGAAGGCTGCGATCATCGGCTTCGGAGGGACGCCCGCTAGCTGGGGCAACCAGTTCGGCGATATCACGGCCGCCGACATCGCTGCGGCGCAGCAGAACCCCTACTCGACTCTCGCCACCCTCACCCGCCAGCGCGGCCAGGGGAACACCGATCTCTCCGCCCAGCTTGCCGCCAGGGGGATCCTCTCCTCCGGCGCGCTGACGGGCGGCCAGCAGGCGCTCCAGAACTCGCAGGAGGAGGCGCAGTACAACGCCACCCAGGCGTTGCTGGCGGCGCTCGGAGGCTACGGGCGCGACTGGGCGAACGCCGTCCGCACGGCGCAGGGGAACCGCCTCACGGCACTCTCCGACGCGGCCAGTCGCATCCAGCAGCTGTTCACGCCGCAGTGGTTGACGGATACCAAGCCGACCCCGCCGACGCCGCAGCAGCAGTGGCAGACGGCGCATCCGGTGGACAACACGACCTGGGGAGAGCCGATCAACCAGCCCTGGTCGGATCCGACGACCGGCTACTGGGCGGGGATCGACCCGAAGACCGGCGAGCCGTACAAGGCGGGTGTCGGCAGCATCTCCACATCCGGCGACGCGGCGACGGCGATTGCCGAGGGGAAGATCCCGGCTGGGACGATGGGCTTCGACCTGCCGCTAGCTCCCTACGGGCACTCGATGTCCGACTACATCCCCGACTACTCCAAGGTGGACATCGGCGACTGGAAGGAGACGACGCCGACCGGCGCTGGCGCGGCCGGACCGGCCTGGGCCTATCCGGGCACGAAGCCTGCGGCGACTCCGACCGTCCCGAAGCTGCCGACGCTGAGCGACCTGCTGAAGAACAAGCCGACGGTAGTGAAGAAAGCCCCCTCCTCCGTCCCCTCCTCGATCGGGAGCTTCATCCGCTAGATGGCCCTGAATCTCGCCTTCTTGAAGCCCCCGAAGGACACGGCTGCGAAGACGTTCGCGCAGCTGATGGCGAACGCTCCCGGGTCGAACCCGGAGACCTACGGGCCTTCCTACAACCCCCTGTTCACCAACAAGCCTGATCCGCGTGAGACCTACGGGCCGAGCTTCAACCCGAAGTTCGTCCCCAAGCCGGGCGACCCCACCTACCCGACCTACGCGAAGGCACACGGTCTCAACCCGAACGCCAAGCCTCCGGGCTGGTCACCTCAGGGCGGTGGCGGCAAGAGGACTGCTGCCCCTCCGGCCCAGCCGGGCACGAGCGCCCCGGGAGCGGGCGGCGGCTCCTGGGCTGACCTGCTCCAGATCGCCACCAAGCTGGCCGCTGCCGGGGTCGATCCACAAATCGCTGCGATCCAGCGTCAGATCGACGCGGACAACGCGCGCCGCGCGGCGCAGCAGTACGCCGGGATGGGCGTGATGCAGGCCCTGGCGCAACTCGGGGCGGGGATCCCCGGCGCGATCCAGCAGGCCTACGCGCAGGCGGGGCAGGAGACCGCCGGTTACGCGCAGGGCCTGACCGGCGTCGTCGGCCAGCAGGCGCAGGACGCGGCGGCGCAGG